CTCTCGTACTAGTATTCTTAATAGTGGCGACCGTGCTCATGGTATTTATAGACTCAGGATCAATAAAATTTGAAGTAGAAGAAAAATGGGTAGATTTACTTCAACTAGTACTAATGACTACTATTGGCGCTTATTTTGGCGGTCGAAGCGTAGAAAAATATAATAAATTTAAAAATGGCAAGAATAACTAAATACGCTCAAGACTCAACACCAGACAAAAACGATAAATTAATAGGTACTGACTCTAGTGGTGGAACAAAAAATTATTCACTAGAAAACGTAGGCGCTTTTTTATCACAAACAAATGTTTTAGGTGTACACTCAAATATACCGTATAAATATACTCATGGTGATTTGTCATCTGGTAATATAAAAGATAACAATAATGATACTGTTGTTGGCGCTTTTCCAACATCAAATGTTTCTATACGTGTTAGCGCTTACCCAAATAATGGTGATAAAAACATATTAACAGTGTTAAACACGTTTTTAAAAAAAGAAATAGTAATAAGTCAAATACAAGATCAGAACATATTTGCTGTTTATAAAGTAAATAGTATATCACAAGTTGGTAGTACTGATTTTTATAACTTAGGTCTAACTCATCTTAATAGTAATAATAATTCTGATGGGTATGGTTTTGTAACAGGTGTGTATTATAATTTAACATTATATACCGGAGCGCAAGACAAAGAGTATGAGCAGTCATTTGCTACAGGTGATCTGTCTTTTGTAAATGGACAGTTTGAATTAGCAATTCCTCATAATTTAGGTAAATTTCCAACAATTTCTGTAAAACTAAGTACAGGGGATGTTGCAATTGTACCACACTCACATATAAATAAAAATAATTCAAAAGTATTCTTTTCGGCATTAAATTCTGGAACAGTATACGCTAACTAACAAAAACTAAACAAACAAGAAAATGGCAATTAAATTTCTACACGACCTGGACCTCACGGGACAGGAACTACAAAACATAAAAATGCATGTTACGAGCTCTGCTCCTACTGCAGCCATTGGTGCGATATACTTTGATAGTGGTGCCAATGCATTAAAAGTCGGTCACGATAATGGATCGGGTGGAGTTGAATTTAGAACTCTATCAACAGACACTAACGACGCAATGAATGAATACGCAACTTCTGTTGTAGATTCGTCAGGTATAAAATTAAGATTATCAGGATCAGGAACTTCTGGAAATACAACTGATGACGTTATATTCGCTGGTGCTGGTACAGTTTCTGTATCTAAAGGTACTGGTGATACAATAACTATAACTGGTGCTGCTACAGGCGCGGCAGATGCTACAACAGCTGGAGCAATAAAATTATTTAGTAGCACTACACAAACAGTAGCTGCTAACGAAGTAACAACTACAAACGGTAGAACATACGGTTTACAAGTTGATTCGTCTGGTAGAGGTGTTATAAATATACCTTGGACTGATACAGATACTAACACACAAAGAGCTGCTGGTACAGGTTTATCACTAAGTGGTAATACTATAAACGCAAATGTAGGTGCTACTGGAACAACTCAAGCACCTAATTCAATATCAACAACTTCAAATAGATTATACCAAGTTGAAACTGACGATCAAGATAATCTTGTAGTTAACGTGCCTTGGGCTAACACAGACACAAACACTGATACATTACAAACTATAGCTGATTCAAATAGTTCAACTGAACAGTTTGTAACTTTTGTTGCTAATGCTACTGGTGCTCAAACAGGTTTATCAGATCCAGGTATTAAATATATACCTAGCTCTGGTACGTTAAAAGTAACAAACATTATTGTTTCAGGTGATACTACAACAGCTAATGAAACTGTAAAAGTTGTTACAGATAATACGTTACAATTTGAAGGTGCTTCAGGTACCAATGCTGCTCATGAGTTAAATTTAACAACAGCTGTGTTAGGTAATGATAGAACAGTAACGTTAGCAGATTTATCTGGTCATGTTGCTTTATTTGCAGCTGCTCCAGGTGGAACAATATCAGCAACTCCTGCTGAGATAAACAAAATTGATGGTTTTACTGGTGATCATAACGATTTAAACTATGCTAAAGATTTAAGAGCTACAGGTGTAACATCAACAGAGTTTGATTATTTAGATGGAGTAACTTCTAACATTCAAACACAATTAAACGGCCTACAGGCTTCTGGTACATATAATACACAAATAGGTACTGACAGTGATATTGACACTTCAGGTGTTACTGTAATTGATACGTTAGCAATGACTGATGGTGTTATTTCGTCACACTCAACAAGAACTTTACCAACTGCAGATGCTAGTAACTCGGGTGTTGTAAAATTAGCAAGTGCTGCTGACGCAAGAAGTGGTAACAACTCTGAGGCTTTAACACCAACGACATTAGCTGCTAGATCTGTTCATGCTACTATTGATGTATCTGACAGTACATTTGCAAGTGGTAATCAAGTATGTGCAATACAACACGATTTAGGTACTGAAGATGTTATAGTTCAACTTTTTGACTCAAGCACAAAAGAAACTGTTTTTGCTGTTGTTGAAAGAAAGAACTTTGCTGGATCAGCAAGCACAACAACAATAAGAATAACATTTAGTGATGTTCCAGATAATGATATTGAAGTTATGATTACTTCAATCAAAGGATCGACAAGTAAAACACCTAGCTACTCATAATAGTTAAATAAAATTAAATAAAATGATAATTAAAGTAAAATACGACAAGATCGAAAAGACACTCGTGGTAACTAATGATGTTCCCGAGTGTTCGATTGTTGTTAATGATAATGCTAAAGTAGACACTAACGATGATTTAACTTTTGAGTTATCTTTAGACACAAGCTACTTAGCTGAAATACAATCAGAATTAGATGGCGAACTTAACTAGTAGCGCATCTGGAAATTGGACTAGTTCACAAACATGGGGAGGTTCAACTCCAGCTGACGGAGACACATTTACTATTTCACAAGGACATAAAGTAACAATAAACTCTGATTTAAGAGCTGGTACTGGTTTTGGTGATATATCTGTTAGAGGTAATTTACATTTTGCAACTAATGGTAAAATTAGAATAAACGGTAGAATTACAGTACAAGGTAATGGGTCTACTGATTATTCTAAAACTGATGGTGTCTCTGCACAAGACTTTACTGAAGGTGGTAGTTCATCTGGAGCTTTATTATCTGCAACAGGTAATAATATAAGACTAGAGTTTGAAGGTAATAATGATGATCAGCATGGTATATGGATAGAAAATGTTACTTATTCATCTTGGAAGTTTATGGGTGATGATAATGTTACTATAACTAATACCGCGTCTGCGGTAGCAGTTGAAGACGCTTATGTTCATGTAGCTAGTACAACTGGTTTTGCTATAGGAGATTGGATTGCCATTTATCACTCAACAGATCAAGACTATAGAGTTAGAGGTGATGAAGGGGCTTGGATTCATGATATTGATACATCAAACAAAAGAATATATATAAGAAAATTTGTAGGCCCCAAGGCAATAGTTTCTTCTGCCAGCGGTACTTCTTTAGTTGTTGATTACACTAAAATATTCAGAGTAGGCTACAAAATTATATTCGGAACAGGAAGCAACAGAAATGTAAAAGAAATAACCGCAATAAATCACAACACAAAAACATTAACTTTAGACTCTAGTATATCTGGTACTATATCAAGTGGTACAGAAGTATTTGAAACTGGTTTTGATAAAATACACCACTCAGGAGGGTGTCACGTTAGACAAAACGCAACAACATTAACAAGTGCTGCAGCTGTAAATGATACAACAGTAACTATAGGTAATTCAACTAATTTTGATGTAGGTGATTATATAAATATAGATGTTAACAATGATACCGATACTAATTGGGATTATAATTCATCTTATGAAATAACCGGTAAAAGTGGTAATACACTAACAGTTAGCCCAGCTATAGGTAATGTTAGAAAAGTTGGTAGTTTAGTGCAAAAACTTACAAGACCAATACAAATATACGGTGTAGACACAGATGTTAGAGCGTATTGTTATGTAGAGTATTATACTGATTATAGTAGAGCAAGTACTAGAGAAATAGTATTAAAAAATGTTGAGTGGAAACAAATGGGTGGTAATACTAATAATACATATTACAGAGCTTCTTGTTTTACAGCTGGTTATAATAGTAGATATAGAGAAAATGATTATACTACAGACTCTAGATACGATTGTCAAAGTAGATATGAAAACAATGTTTGTTGGAATAATAATAATCCTAGCCAAAGTTATACTGGGTTACATACTAGACATCCACATAGTTTTGTTCATAGAAACTCTGTATTAGTAAACAATGGATGGGCAGGTACCTGGTGTTGGTCTTCACATATGGATATGCAGCTTGTAAATAATTATGCTACTAGAAATCATTATACTAATTTTTACACAGATGCTTTTTATGACATGGCTTGTGAAGTTGCATACAATTACGGAACAAGATCTGATGATTATGCTTGGTTTTTTCACCACAATAGAGATATAACACCTATACATAACAATATAGTTCTTAATAGTGAAAACAGACCTTTTTACCATTACTATTCTCCACCAGGCCAAAACTTTAGAAGATGGTTTTTTGAAGGATTTAGAACAATGATTTATAACGGAGTTGGATCAGGTGGTATTAAATTTATAGATTCGTATTTTAATCCAAAATGGTATAAAGAAATACCAGAAATATATAGTGGTTACACAAACAACACTGGTGCTGTTGATGCTAATGATTATAGCTATGGTAGTGGCGGGCCAGAAGGTAGAAACACTTGGGAAAGAGGTGGAGCCCACTGGCAAAACGTGCAATTTATAGATTTTAACTTTGAAGAAGGAACAGAGGCTCTTTTAGAAGGTGGTCACTTAATATTTAGAAAAAACGGTGAAACTAATTGGACTATAGCTAACGGTAGAACTGAACATTACCCTTTAGCAAAAGTAGTTACATACATACCACCAAATACAGCTGTAACAGTAAAAGGTGAATTTAGAGGACCTACAAGTCAAAGTGGTTGGAATATGCCATATTTAGTCGCTTATACAAACAATAATAACGCGCATGGGCGATACACCTCTGGTTATACAAATGAAACAAGTTATTTAGATAGTAGTGATGCTAAAGTTGTAAATAGTAATTTTTATTGCTTTAGACAACAAGTAAGATTTGATAGTGGATCTTTAGGTGCTTGGCAAGAAAAATCGTTATCTATAGCTGCTCAAAAATACGGTTATGAATTAATAGCTTTTTATGCGCCAGACTCAGATGCGCAAGAAGAAGGCCCAATGTATGTAAGAGATATAAGAGTAGTTTTTACAGGTGCTAGACCTAAAACAAGAATACAAGACTCAAGAGCTAAAGTACAAAGCACTGTGAGTAGAAAAAGAATATCAGGAAGAATTTAAAATATAAGACATGTCAATACCATTTTTAAGTGATATAATATTAAAGAAAGGAAATAAGATACAGTTTACGACTGACGCTGGTGCTAACGCTGGTACTATTGATACTGATAGTAATGGTAATTTAGTTTTTAATAATACAGCTGGAGATATTTTATTAGGTGATGGTTCGTCTGATGTTTTTATTGGTGATGGTACGAATAACGTAGATATTATATTTGAACAATCAGGCGCTATAAAAGGTGATGGTAGCGCAGTAACACTTACGTTAGGTGGTAGTAATACAACTTTAAATTTAGAAAATCCTAATTTTAATGGTGCTGTAACTATGAACAGCAAGCTTACGTTTGGTACTACAAATGGTTATATACTATTTGATTATGAGCCATCAGGCGATACAGGTGCTTACGAGGGCACAACTTCTGTTCCTTTATTAAAAGTAGATAGAAATGGTACTGAATTAACAATTTTAGAAAGAGTATCAGAAAACGCAGCCCTATTACTTGGTAATGATGATTCTGTTATAATAGCCGGTGGAGATACTAGAAACACTTTAAGAAGCAATATTAATGAGTCTGATGAAACTGTTATCGTTTCAGCTGAGGGTGGAATGAAAGTTATTGGTTTTCCTAATAATATGTCTGGTGGATGGTCGGCAAGGCAAGAGTTTAGATTTTATACAGGAGGAACAGACGCTTCATCAAATGGTTTGTGGATAGGTAGCGGTGGTAATACACAGTTTATAGATTTAAATAGAAACTTAAAAAATATTGGAACAATAAGTTCTGGTATGCATACTGTTACAAAAAGTTCTACACACACAGCACAAGGTTCTTTTTCTGCTACCAATGCACATTTAGATTTATATAATAATTTAGAAGCTGATACAGATCAAAAGGGATCTATAATAACTTTTACAGATAACTACTATAGTGGTAGTAGTTATTACAAAACAACTAGAGCTGCTATAAAAGGTGGTACTGATCAAACTGGTAACACAGCTAACGGCTATTTAGAGTTTTATACAGACTCAACCTCTGCAAACTCACCAACCTTAGCGTTAAGATTAGATAGTTCACAAAACGCAACTTTTGCAGGTGCTATTAATCTTGATTCAAGTCATATTAATATTGATGGTAATGGAGCTGTTATATTTGATAACACAAACAATAACAATGCTTGGTATATAAGAAATGGTGGTAGCAATTCTGCTACTTTACAATTTGGATTAGGTACTAGTCCTGGTTCTAATATAAAACATGCGTTTAACGGAGATGGTAGTGTTAGTTTTGCAGGCAACATAACTACAACAAGCACGGCTACAGGCGCTATAGAACTTAACGGTGGTACTGGAGTATCAACTACAGGTGCTTTTGTTTTAAGGCAAAATGGTGATGGTGATGGTAATGGTATAGCTATTACCAGTAGTAATGCTACTAGTCATAGGTTATGGAAAGACGCTTCTGGTAATTTTAATATTGGTAGTAGTGCTAATTCAGATGCTTTTAAACAAGACACTGCTGGTAACGTTACTATAGAAGGGAATATAACTGTAAGTGGCACAGTTGATGGTGTTGATATATCAGGTTTACCTACGTTTTCAACAGTTGGTACAGCTTTTGCTCAATTAGGTGATGTAAGCGTTGCTTCTTATGTAAGAATAAATGCGAATGAAACTTTATCTTATTTAAGTGCCGCACAATTTTTAAGCGCTATTGGTGGAACTTCTTTTGATGGTGCTTATGGCTCTTTATCTGGAACACCTACAATACCAACAGACTTTGTATCTGCTGCAAACGGTGGTACTTTTGCAGGTGATTTAACTATTACTCACGCTAATACTCCTCGAATTCAAATCATTGATACTACTAATGATGTAGATTTTAAAATTAGAGCAGCTAACTCATATGTTTATATAGAAGCTGATACTGATAATGATGCTGACTCTACTAGAATACAGTTTAAAGTAGATGGTAGTTTAGTTCATGAAATTTTACCAAGTAGCCAAATATCTCATGGTAACTTTACTGTAAGAAAAACTGATGCTACAAGTAAAGCTGTTCTTGATCTTTCAACAAGAAAAGATCATGATGGTAGCGGTAACTTTGCTACTGGTGACGATGTTGGTGTAATAAATTTTAAGGCAAGAGACAGTGTTGTTACAAGTGACTTAACAGTTGGTACTGTTTTAGTAGAAGCAGATAATACGTTTACAAGTTCAGATAAGAAATCAAGAATGAAGTTTCAGCTTTACACTGGATCTTCTTTAGAAAATGTATTGTTTTTAGACTCTGACAAAAGCGCTACTTTTTATGGCAAAATACAAGGTACAGAACTAGAAGGAACATCTTTAGATATTAACGGTAATGCAGATATATCAGGTACCTTAACTATGCACGACGAAATAGTATCAAAAGCTGGTGGTGCTTTGTTTAGAAAGGTAGCTGATAGCTGGAGCAATGGAACAACTCATGATGTTTTATATCAAGGTTGGTATGCTAATACTGGAGACTATGTATATTTAAAGGCTCCTGGTAATAGTGGTAACGACCACGGTATAGCTTTTATTGGAGATAATGTTATTGCTCTTGGTAGATCTGATGTTGAAACTGGAGCAATAGATAATAACTCAGCAACAGCGCCGTTAAGTGAAAACTGGTTTGTATTAAATAGTTCATCTGCAACTTTTGCAGGGGATGTAATTCTAAACGGAACAGCTCCAACATTAAGAATACAAGACTCAAGAAATTTAAATAATGGTGATTGGGATAACGTTAGTTTAGGTAATATTGAATTTTATAGTTCAGATACAACTAGTCCTGGTGCCAGAGTTTTAGCAGAAGTAGAAGCTTTTAGTAACACAGCAGCAGCTTCAGGCCCTAATGCAGAACTTAGATTTAAAACATCAACAATTACAGACTCTTCACCACAAACTAGATTAACAATATCTCATGATGGTAGTGCAACTTTTACAGGTACTGTAACAGCTAACGGAACCGTTCTTACTGGTGATCAAGATTTAAGTGGACTTGTTACAAAAGCTAGTGCTCAAACTATATCAGGTGCTAAAACGTTCTCAACCTCTTTAAATGTTGCTGAGTTAATTACTAGTGACCATATTTACGGTAGAGCTGTAAATAATTCATTTTCTCACTTATATAGATTTGGTGGTTTATTTTTAACTTGGGATAGTGACACTTATGGAACTCAACTTAATCATAGTATAACATCTACAGATAACGGAACATATAGCGATAGTATTACTATTAACTCGTATGATAAAGTTAGAATTAATATTGATAGTAACAATAACGACTCAGCCTCTACATTTAGTATTGGTAAACATGGAACTGGAACAAGTGGGACTTTATTAACACTTGAAGAAGATGGCGATTTAACAATTACAGGTAATGTAACTGCTAATGGAACTGTTCTTACTGGTGCTACTAGTTTATCTGGTTATGCTACTGAAAGTTATGTAGATACTGCTGTAGCAAACTTAGTTGATTCAGCTCCTAGTGATTTAAATACGTTAAATGAATTAGCGGCTGCGTTAAATGACGATGATGAATTTTCTACTACAGTAACAAATTCTCTAGGTAATAGAGTTAGGGTAGATACAGATAATCAAGGATTAACCAACGCTCAAAAGTCAAATGCTAGAACAAATATAGGTGCTCAAGTTGCTGGTAGTTATTTAACTTCATTTGATATAACAACACAAACAGATTCTAAGTATTTAAGAAGTGATGCTGATGATACAGCTACTGGTGTAATAACATTTGACGGTGGCGCTTTAGGTAACACTAGTGGAAATACATCTGATAATGCAATATTTAAAGGTACTCAAAATAATAATGCTAAACTAACTATTAGAGATGTTAGAACAGCAAACGGTACTGATTGGACAAACGCTGGTAAAAGATTACAAATGAAAATTGATAGCACAGAGATGGGTTATCTTCAATTTAATGGTACTGGAAATAATTACGGTATATCTATGGGTACTGGTTCTAGTTCAACTGAAAGATTTAAAATAACATCAGGCGGTGCGGCTTCTTTTACTGGTTCATTAAGTTCTGCCTCACTTGGCGTTACTAATAACATAACTGTAGGAGGTACAGTTGATGGAGTAGATATAGCTACAAGAGACGGTGTATTAACAAGTACAACTACTACAGCTAACGCTGCTTTACCAAAAGCTGGTGGTACTATAACTGGTAACTTAACTGTTGATGGCACTACTTTTGGATTATATCACGGTACAGTTGAAGATAATTATTATTTTGATAGCTACAACGGAAGCTTACACTTAAGCATGTTTCTTAAAAATGCTAGAGCAGATATTATTAGATATGCGGCTATACAAAATGTTGAGTATTGGAACGGTAGTTCTTGGCAAGATGGTGATAGTCAGTTATCAAATGTTAAAAAATTATTAGATGGTAGACAAGATACATCGTGGGCTGTACCATCAACTTATTATAAGTTTAGATTTGAAGTTAAACCTTCAACACCTTGGCCACTTCAAGCTAAAATTGGACAACAATTAAGCTGGACAGGTTCTTTATACCCTGGTTCAACAATAACAGTAGAAGAAAACACCCCACAGGGCACAACCCCTGAAACATACGCTTGGACAACTAAAGTTACCGCAGATTTTGGTGGTATTGTAGATAACGCTCAAACACCTTTAAACTCAAACAACAACGGTGTTACAAACTGGGGAACAATGTTTAAAGCAGATGGTGCTTTACATACTGGTAACGGTACTACAACAGCTACAAATAATGGTTATAATACTAGAATAACAGTTGATTATTACGGTTGGTCACCTAGTAATTCTAGTTATCAAACAATACCGTTACAAAACTTATTTATAACATCAAACTTTTCTGGTTTAGAAAACACTGATTATACAAACTTATTAGATTACGATAGAAATATAACTACGGCAGGCGCTATAAACTTAGGTCATTCTAGTGATACTACTATAGCTAGATCTGCTGCTGGTAAAGTTACTATTGAAGGTAACGAAATATATCACGAAGGTCATAAACCTACTTTAGCAGAATTAGGAGCACAAGCTTCCGGTAGTTACGCAGCTGCATCACATAACCATGCTGCTAGTGATATAAATTCAGGAACTTTTGACGACGCAAGAATATCTTCGTCAAGTGTTACCCAACACGTAACTAGTTTCCCTGGTTTTGGTACAACTTCGGGGACTGCACTAGAAGGAGATACTACAATTTTTGTTTCAAAAGCAAATGGAGGAACTTTTGATAGTTCAGTTAGGTTTGATGGTGGTGTTGTTATAGATACTAATACTAACACAGACACTTTAAATGTTTCGAGAAGTGGTAGTACTAGTAGTCAAGTAATGAAAATTGGTGTTAATGATACTGTAGCAGAATTTGATTACATAGAAGATACTAGTAGTGAGGGTAATGGTAATTTTGGTCAGTATATATTTAAGCTAAGTGGTAATGACGGTGAAACAACAGTTTCTGCTCTTAATATTACAAAGACTGGTATATCTGCTCCAAACTTATCTGGTACAAACACAGGTGATCAAGATATTACTGGAATAGCAACAAATGCTACTGCAATTAGTAATATAACAAGTTTTCCTGGTTTTGGTACAACCTCAGGAACTGCATTAGAAGGTAACACTACAATACCATCAGGTAATCAAATTATTGACTGGACAGCTGAAAACGCTGGTACAATACACTCTAGTAACGTTTCAGGCTTTGCCGCTTCATCACATAATCATGATAGTAGGTATTACACAGAAACTGAAGTTGATGGGTTTGCTGTAAAACTAACAGGTAATCAAACAATAGCTGGAGAAAAAACATTTACAGATAATGTAACTATTGACGGTGAAGATTTAATAGTTAATGGTACAGGTGGAAGTGCTAAGATAACATTACATCACGCTGGGACAATGGCTGGTAGTGTAAAAGTTGAAGGTGGGTTTTTTGCCGGTACTGCGGTAAGTACAACTTATGATTTACATATTAAATCTAAAGCCAAGATAGAATCTATTTCCAACGCAACATCGGATCTTGATAAGTTTTTAGTTTCTGATGGCGGCGAAATAAAATACAGAACAGGTGCTCAAGTTTTAGCTGATATTGGAGCTGGTACTTCTAACTTTGATGGTGCTTACGGTTCTTTGTCAGGCACGCCAACAATACCAACAGCTACTTCAGACTTAACAAATGATTCTGGGTTTTTAACTAGTTCATCTACTCAAAGTAAATATATAAGAAGCGATGCTGATGACACAGTAAGTGGTCATACAGAGTGGCAAGATAGTAAAGAAATAAGACTTGGTAACGACGCTGACTTTAGAATATATCATGACGGTACAAATAACTTTATAAGAAACTATAAACACGGTGCTAACAACAGTTTACAATCAGAAAGCAGTATGGGATCACTACATACTTGTGTTGGTTGGGGTGGTTCAAATGGTTATGCAAACTTACATTATAACGGAAGTCAAAAATTAATAACAAGCTCTGCGGGTATATCTGTAACAGGTTCTGTTACTGCTTCAAGTACTATTGGTAACTTAAATTCAAGTTCTGATATAGGTCAACAAATGGAATATGGTACTACATCTGTAGCTACATTAAGATGTGATGCAGACAGGTGGAGAGTTTATATGGGTGGTTCTGGTAACTCTCAAGAAACTTTAACTGTTAATGAAAGTGGTAACGTTGGAATAAAAGATAGCACACCTAGTTATAGATTAGATGTTAACGGAACTATTAGAGCAACTGGTGATGTTATAGCTTACTCTGATGAAAGAGTAAAAGAAAATATTAAGACAATTGACAACTCGCTAGAAAAAGTAAATAAACTTAGAGGTGTTGAATTTAACAAGATAGGTGAAGATAAAAAGTCAATTGGTGTTATAGCTCAAGAAATAGAAAAGATTTTACCAGAGGTTGTAAAAACAGATGATGAAGGTATGAAGTCTGTAGCTTATGGTAATGTGGTGGGTATATTAATTGAAGCTGTAAAAGAATTAACTCAAGAAGTTGAAGAGTTGAAAAAGTGTAACAAGTGTAAAAATTGTAATTGTAATGCCTAATTTTGCAGAGAGATATAGAGCATCAGATTTAACATTTGATGAAAATGGAATTTACTGGGTAGATCCTAGTCATAACGAAACCTATGAAGTAATGATGGGTTGGGAAACACCTATTATGCAAAAGATGGCTGAATTATGTGTGAGTGAAGGAGATGACGTTTTAGAAATAGGATTTGGTATGGGTATATTATCTGATGCCATACAAGCTAGAAAACCTAAATCTCACACAATTATAGAGTGTCACAAGGACATTATACCTAAGTTACAAGAGTGGGCAAGTAATAAAAGTAACGTAACTATTGTAGAAGGTTTGTGGGTAGATAAAATGCCTTTAATGCAAACTAAGTTTGATGCAATTTTACAAGATACTTATGGTGATGATTTTTTAAACGCGTTACCAATTCACGTGGATCTTGTTAGAAAACCAAACTGTAAGTTTACTTATTGGAACATGCCAACAGACTTAGGTTTTGAAAATGTAGAGTATCACGAAGTAGATGTGAATCCACCTAGTAATAAATATTATAATTCAAATAAGTATAACATACCAATAATAAATTACTCATAATGCCAATACAAACAAGCGGACAGATAAGTATGCAGGACATACGAGATGAGATAGACAACGATGATGATGACTTTTCGTTAAAAGACGCGGCTACTAGTCAGTATGAAACTATAAATATTAGTAATTTAAATGCTAACAAGCCTGATAACTCTGCTCCTCACGCCTTAAGCGAGTGGTATAGTTATCAACACTCACCAACAAGTGTTTCAACATCACCTGGTTCTGCTTCTTTTAGTTCTAGTGGTGGTACTGCTACAATATCAGTATCTCATAGAACATACTCAACGTGGTATGTATCATCAAAACCAAGTTGGGTTACAATATCAACACAGCAAGGTGGTACTAGCGGTAACCCTAGATCTGGCAGCGGAAGTATATCGTATACAGTTGGATTAAATGGTGCTAACGGAGGCGCTAGAAGTGGTACTATAACAGTTAGGTTAAATGTTGGTACTACAAACGGTGCACACCCTAATGGCTCTAATAGCTCTACAACAAGAAACACTACTGTTTCTCAAGCAGCTGGTAGTGGTGGTGGTGAAGGCGGCGGAGGTGGTCGTGGCGAACCATAGGTAAAAAATGTGAAAATAGCGTAATAATATAATCATGGCAATAACATACACGTATCAAATAGAAAAAATATTAACAGCTCCAGCTATAGATAATTTAACTGATGTAGTAACAGAAGTTTATTATTCTTATACTGGATCTGAAGGAACTGGTGAAAACAAAGTAACTGCTGCTATAAATGGAGTAGCTGTTTTAGGTGATCCAGATCCTGACAATTTTACAGCTTTTAACGAGCTTACAGAAGCTGACGTTAGAGAGTTTGTAAAAGCAGTTGCTAATATTGAATCGAATAAACAATTAGTTCAAGAACAGATAACTGCACAAAAAACCCCAAGAAATGTAGAGAAACCTCTACCTTGGGCATAAATTAAGTTTAATTAAATAAATAATAGAAATTATGGCAAAAGCTAAAAAAATCAAAGACGAACAATTAGAAGAGTTACAAGGTAAACTTAAAATGATTGACGGTATCAGATTACAAGTAGGTACTTTAGAAAATCAAAAGTTCGCATATTTAAGTCAAATGGCTGCAGTGCAACAAGAGTTAAACCAAATGCAAAATGACTTACAAGAAGAGTACGGAAAAGTTAGTATCAATATTACCGATGGTACTATTACTGAGATACCTGAGGAAGATGGAGAAGCTGATAAGAAAGATTAGCATCGGTAAAGACTATAAAAATGAAGCTATGCATTACTCCGTAGGTCAAGAGGTCTACGGAGGGCATACTATCAATGCAATAGTTGAAGATGAAGATAAATACAGTATTTTTATTGAAAAGGGTAACGATATTATTCCTTGGAAAGATTTTAATAAAAATATGGCAATAGCAATAGAATATAATTTAGAGTATTAATGACGGGTTATAAAGATATGTTAAAAGATCTTGGTTTAACACAGGATCAGTTAAATTTTATAACGAACAATGGTGTGGTTTTAGAATTTACATCTGATATATATTATAAAAAACAGTCAAATATACACGGTGAAGGTGTGTTTTCAAAAAAAAATATATTAAAAGGTGATATTATTGGCTTAGGAAGTGTAGATAATAAATGTAAAACAATATTAGGTAGATATGTTAATCACAGTGACGATAACAACGCTAAGTTTTATTACCTTCCTAATAAAGATTTGCTTATGTTAGCTGAAAAAAACATAATTAAAAACACAGAAATACTTGTAAACTATAGACATCACACGTTAGAAAATGAAAGGATTGTTTGATTTTATTATAAAGCCTGTCGGTAATAGATACAATAATGTTAAAAAAATAGGTGACAAGGAATTAATAATAAATACTCGTATTGAAGAGCATAAAAGTATAAATAGAACTGCTGTTGTGTTAGCTGTTCCAAAACATTATAAAACCAGTATTAAAGTTGGTGATGAAATAATCATACATCATAATATTTTTAGAAAATCATATGATGTAAGAGGAAAACTACAGAACAGTAGATTCTATATAAATGAAAATAAATACGTTTGTCCTATAGAGTGTGTTTTTTTATATAAAAGAGACAACAAGTGGAAAGCTGTAGATGATTATTCTTTTGTAAAACCTGTAGAAAACGACAATGTGTATAGCACAAATGCTGAAAAACATTGTGTAGGTGTAATAAAATATTGTAGTGCAAAACATAAACCAGGTGATTTAGTTGGTTTTAGAAATAACGTTGAGCATGAGTTTATTATAGACGGCGAGCTTCTTTATAAAATAAAATCTAATTTAATACAAATAAAATATGAGCGTAAAGGAAACGAAAAAGAATATAATCCAAGCTGGGCACAAAGCGGTTGAAGAATTAATAAAAGTAGCTAAAGAAGCTATTGTTGATAGTGAAGACGATATTAGTGCTGATAGATTAAAAAACGCTGCTGCTACAAAAAAACTAGCTATATTTGATGCTTTTGAAATATTAAATAGAATACAAGAAGAGCAAGACATGCTTGATGGTAAAATAAAAGAAGAAAGTAAAGATAATGCTTTTTCTGGTTTTGCTGAAAAAAGATCTAAGTAATGTACGAGCAAACTTTATATAAGGTCGTAGAGCCTATAAAAATAAATACCATTAAAAGATTAAATAAATCTAAAAAATGGGATTATGGATATAACCAAGAACATGATATTGTTGTTATATCTAAAACAGGTATGATAGGTGATATATATGAGATACAAAACCTCAAAATAGCTTTACCACAACAACCTAAACAAGTACATAAGTTTAAAAGTAATAAATGGGAAGTAACAGAATATCCTAAAGAATTAAATAGAATTAATACAATATTTGACTGGAAGGAATACCCAAAAGAATTTAAAAGCAAGTATATAGATTACATAGAAAATGAGTTTAAAAAAAGAGAAGAAGGTTTTTGGTATTATAATAAAAACAAGCCTACTTATATTACTGGTACTCATTATATGTACTTGCAGTGGAGTAAAATTGACGTTGGGAAACCAGACTTTCGTGAAGCAAACAGATTATTCTATATTTTCTGGGAAGCTTGTAAAGCAGATAAACGATCCTATGGGATGTGTTATCTTAAAAACAGACGATCTGGTTTTTCCTTTATGGCTTCAGGAGAGACGGTTAATATGGCAACCATATCAAGTGACTCTAGATTTGGTATATTATCCAAGTCTGGGCCTGATGCGAAGAAGATGTTTACAGACAAGGTGGTACCCATATCGGTTAATTACCCCTTCTTTTTCAAGCCGATACAGGACGGTATGGACAGGCCCAAGACTGAACTTGCCTACAGAGTTCCAGCATCAAAGCTTACAAGACGGAACATTACAAGTACCGATAAACCCGAAGCCTTACAAGGTCTTGACACAACCATCGATTGGAAGAACACGGGTGATAACTCCTACGATGGGGAGAAACTCAAACTCCTCGTACATGATGAATCAGGTAAATGGGAAAGGCCGAACAACATCCTCAACAACTGGAGGGTTACGAAAACAACGCTACGATTAGGTAGTAGGGTAATAGGTAAATGCATGATGGGGTCAACGAGTAATGCTCTTGACAAAGGAGGTGATAACTTTAAAAAATTATACGATGCTTCAGATGTCACAAAACGAAACAGAAATGGACAGACAAAGTCTGGGCTATATTCTCTTTTTATCCCAATGGAGTGGAACTACGAAGGATTTATTGACCAACACGGTATTCCAGTATTTAATAGTCCAGACAATGATGTCGTCGGACCAGATAACGAACTAATAGATATAGGTGTAATAGATCACTGGCAAAACGAAGTTGATGGATTAAAAAATGATCAAGATGCTTTAAATGAGTTTTACAGACAGTTTCCAAGAAGTGAAGATCATGCGTTTAGAGATGAAACTAAAAACAGTATATTTAATTTAGTAAAAATATACGAGCAAATAGATTATATAAACGATAGTACTAAAACACATTTAGTAACGCAAGGTAGTTTTCAGTGGGTTAACGGTATAAAAGATACAAGGGTGTTTTTTGCACCTAATCCAAACGGTAGATTTTATGTTAGTTGGATTCCTGATAACAATATGCAAAACAATATTGTTATGCGTAATGGTAAAAAATACCCAGGTAACGAACACGTTGGAGCTTTTGGTTGTGATAGCTATGATATATCTGGTACTGTAGATAACAAAGGATCAAAAGGATCTTTACATGGACTTACTAAGTTTAGTATGGAAAATGTACCACCAAACCAGTTTTTTTTAGAGTATATAGCTAGACCACAAACCGCTGAAATGTTTTTTGAAGATGTTTTAATGGCTTGTATATTTTACGGTATGCCAATACTTGCAGAAAACAATAAACCAAGGTTATTATATTATTTTAAACGTAGAGGATATAGAGGTTTTAGTATGAATAGACCTGATAAAGTTTGGAATAAATTATCAACAGCTGAAAAAGAAATAGGTGGTATACCTAATTCTAGTGAAGATATAAGGCAAGCACATGCCGCGGCTATAGAAACTTATATACAAAAATATATAGGTTTAAAAGAAGACCACACTTATGGTGACATGTATTTTAATAGAACCTTAACTGATTGGTCTGGATTTGATATTAATAACAGAACAAAATATGACGCAACGATTAGCTCGGGATTAGCTATAATGGCTTGTAATAGAAATTTATACAAACCAGTTGCTGATAAACAAAATATAAAAATTTCTTTTGGATTATCTAAGTATAATAACAAAGGAGTAACGTCGAAAATAATAGAATAAATGGCAATTACTACACAGAAAAAATCTAGCTTTCCAAGTCACGCTGTCTCAGATGCTGAGAAAGCTGGTTTAGAATATGGTTTGCAAGTTGCAAATTCCATAGAACATGAGTGGTTTAGAAAAGATGCTGGCACAAATAAATACTTACACTCTAAGCAAAGAAATAATGAATTAAGATTATATGCTAGAGGCGAGCAGTCTGTACAAAAATATAAAGATGAGTTATCTATAAATGGTGATTTATCTTATCTTAATTTAGATTGGAGACCTGTACCTATTATACCTAAGTTTGTAGATATAGTAGTTAACGGTATATCTGATAGAGCTTATGAATTAAAAGCTTACTCGCAAGATCCTACAGCTGCAGAAAAAAGAACAGAATATATTGAGAACATTGTAAACGATATGAACAATAAGGAATTTTACAATGACGTAGAAGGAGCTTTACAAATATCTTTATTTCAAAGTCAAAGCCCTAATACTTTACCAGAAACAAATGAAGAGCTTTCTTTACACATGCAACTTGATTACAAACAAAGCATTGAAATAGCTGAAGAAGAAGCTATAAACAACTTAATGGCTTTAAATGATTATGATTTATTAAAGAAAAGATTAGATTATGATCTAACTGTTTTAGGTATAGCTTGCGTTAAAAATTATTTTAACGTTTCTGACGGTGTTAAGTTAAAATACGTTGACCCTGTTGATATTGTTCACTCTTACACAGAATCACCTTATTTTGATGACTTATATTATATTGGAGAAGTAGAAAGAGTTTCTGTTTCTGAGTTAAAGAAAAGATTTTCTGAACTAACAGATGAAGATATAAAAGAAATTGAAGACAATCATACTACTGGTGATTTTTATAGAACTCAAAAAACCGGTGATAACTTTGTTTATTTATTAAATTTTGAATATAAAACTTATAAAAATCAAGTTTATAAAATTAAAAAAGGTGCAAGTGGTAATGAAAAAGCGTTAGAAAAAAGCGATACATTTAACCCACCGAAAGACGATAGATCAAGGTTTAAAAAAGTTGATAGATCTATAGAGGTTTTGTATTGTGGTACAAAAATAGTTGGCTACAATAAAGTTTTAGACTGGGGTATGGCTGAAAATATGACAAGGCCAAAAGCAGACTTAACAAAAGTACATATGTCTTATCAAATATGTGCTCCTAGAATTTATAAAGGTAAACCAGAATCATTAGTTAGTAGAATGACAAGCTTTGCTGACATGATACAGCTTACACATTTAAAATTACAACAAGTATTATCAAGATTAGTTCCTGATGGTATTTACATGGATGCTGACGGAATTGCTGAAATAGATTTAGGTAATGGAACAAACTATAATCCACAAGAAGCATTAAATATGTATTTTCAAACTGGTAGTGTTATTGGTAGATCAATGACACAAGACGGTGACTTTAATCAAGGTAAAATACCTATACAAGAGTTAAGATCTAGTGGTGGTAATCAAAAAATAGCTAGTTTAATACAAACATACAACTACTATATGCAGATGATGCGTGATGTAACTGGGTTAAATGAAGCGAGAGACGGTAGTATGCCTGATAGTAATTCATTAGTTGGTTTACAAAAAATAGCAGCTGCTAATAGTAACACAGCTACAAGACACATATTACAAGCTGGTTTATATTTAACATTAAAAACAGCTGAGTGTTTATCACTTAGAATATCTGATGTACTTGAGTATTCTAATACTAAAAATCAATTTTTAAACACATTAGGTAAATTTAATGTAGCTACTTTAACAGAAGTAAAAGACTTACATCTACATGATTTTGGTATATATTTAGATTTAATGCCTGATGAAGAAGAAAAAGCATTGTTAGAAAACAACATACAAATGGCTCTTCAAAAAGAACAAATATATTTAGAAGATGCTATTGACGTAAGAGAAGTTAAAAACTTAAAACTTGCAAATCAGCTTTTAAAATTAAGGCGTAAAAAGAAACAAGAGTTAGACAGACAAATGCAAATGCAAAACATACAAGCTCAAACTCAATCAAATACACAAGCTGCTGAAGCTGCTGCTGCTGCTGATATGCAGAAACAACAAGCGCTTGCGCAAAGTAAAATACAAATATCTCAAGCACAAAGTCAATTTGACATTGCTAAAATGGAAAGAGAAGCTGCTATTAAAAAAGAATTAATGGAATTTGAATTTAATTTAAACATGCAGTTAAAATCACAG